GACAGAACCTAATCCGCCACCAGCATCAAAGTTATCACGCTCTGGGTAGGTAAGCTCGCCGGCTGCTACTGCAGTACCGCCAGTTGTGGTGAGATCAGCAGCAGTCAAAGAACCACCTGCGATTGTAACAACAAACTGCGTAGCATCGTTTCCGCCCTTGGATGAGGCGGCTAGCACTTTCTTCGACAGACGACGAATCTGTGCATTGGCGTTAGCGCTGCCAAGACAGTCGATAACAGCGTCGAGAGTCGCCAGAGCAGTTGTACTAATCTGGAATCCGCCCATGTTGTCAAAGTCAATCAAGTCGACTCCACCGGCGCCTGCAATCTCTGCATTGTCAAGCTGGAAGACACATACGCCGACTGAGGAGTCAGTGACACCAAGCAAATCAGGATCGAAATCGATTGCCTTCTTGTTTGCGTCAGTCACAGCGCCATCAAGCAAGAATGCATTGACTACCTGTGTGTGTGCTTGCAGAATAGCGCCGTTGTTCGAACCACTTGGAGACGAATAAGCGTAACCCATGGTTGTACGAGGACCAGACAAGTCTTCCTTGTAAGTTCCACCCACAAGACTAACACCATCAACGATCCCTCTAGCTACCTTATCGGTACCATAGATGGATGCCGTCGAGGAGTTACCCAATCTTGGCATTGTTGAAGCATCAGCCGAGAACGTGAAGTCCAGGAAGAAGATGAGTCCACTTGGGAGGCTCATCGGTTGAACGGAAACGAGGTCGTTTGCGATCAATCCTGCAAATACACGGCGTACGATTGGGAATGCGACGGCTGCAAAGCCTTCAACATCTCCAGAACTCATGCTGCTACTCTCACGGAGAAGCTCTTTTGCTTGGTTCTCTAAAAGTCGAGCCATAGCATTCTTTTTACTGTCAGTTTTCAGTCCTTCGAGAAGTCCTGTGCGCTCCCACTTTGATAACAAAGCGGAACCTTCAGCGCGCATATCGCGGTTAATAACCCCTTCGGTTAACCTATCAATTATTCCAGCCATTTTAAATACCTCCTATAATATTGTATTTGACATTAATTTACTTAATGCCTGCTAGTTTTTTCATCCGATCCGAAATTGGATCAGATGGTGTGCTCTCATGACGAGAAGCACGGATTACAGAGGAACGACGGCTGATTGCTTCGCCCAGTGATTGTGGTCCGCGCTTAGGCGTGGACTCCACTGTGCTTTGAAGCGTATCAAAAATTGTACGCGCCTCTGCGACAGAACCAGCATTTGAAATCGCTTCGACAACTTTATCTTTTTGTCGCTCATTCAGGGAGGTATTTCTAAGAATACGGTTCGTGTAAAGTAAACGGGCATTGGACAGGTTAACTTCTTGTAAGCTTCCCTTAAGTTGTCCGACTGCCTGTTCATAAGTAGTAAGTTTCTCATTGAGGTGGTTATTTTCGAAAACCAACTCTTCTTGAGCTTTCTTTAAATCTTTCATTTCTTCGGACACATCTGTACTACGACGATGTGCCATTTCTTTTTCAATCTCAAATTTAATGTCGTTAGAGGAACGTCCTGCCCAGCCGGACAAGTCTGCTCCCATATCAACTGTAAGTTTTTCCATAATCGCATCGACAAGAGCTTCGGTGGTCTGTTCGGTCTCACTGAGGCGATCGCGCATTCTATTACTTGAACCTTTATATGGCTCAGATTTCTCTTTCTCGGGATCATAATCGGTGCCTTTCGGAATACCACCGGGGTTGGCTTTTCTGTGCTTCTCGGCGCCTGCTGTGTGCTCGGCATCCGTCTTATTTGCCCACTTTCCTTTTTGAAAGGGTGCGGGATCTTCCTCATCTTCGTCACTGGCACCTTCTTCTAAGCCGGCGTTCTTCATTGCGATAGAATCTGCGGTTTCATCGGCAGCTTCGCCGCCGGCAGGGTCGCCGGACTGGCCTACGCCAGCAGTATAGTCCACGTCAGCTTCGGGGTCAGGAGTCTCAGAGTCGTCTTCTCCTAAGAGAGCGGCTAAGTCGACTTCATTAATTTCAATTTCTTCATCTTCGGAAAGTTCGGACTCTAAAGCGGCAACCGCTTCCTGGAGGGCTTGAAGGTCTACGTTAAACTCTATCGGTGTGCCTTCTTTTGCAGATGATCCGATTCCGTCTGTTGCTGATAGCGGGACATCTGGTGCGACATCGGCAATTTCTTCTCCGGGTGCCGCAACATCCAAATCTTCTGGGGCGCCCATGGGCTCTTCTGCCCCTAAATCAGCCAGAGGATCTCCTGCTGGAGGTTCTTCTGCCCCTAAATCAGCCATGGGATCTGCCGCAGGCGCGTCTTCCTCTTGCTCAAGAAGAGTGTCTAGCGTTTGCTTCACCTCCGCTGAATATTTCCTAATTACTGCAGCTTCTGCGTTCATCAGTGCTGCTTCTTTTAACGCTTTCGCGTCGATGATTGCTTCGTTTAACAAGTTGGACATCAAAGGTCTCTCCTAAAAAAATAATAATTCAAAATAAATAGTCAGTAGCATACGAAAAAACCATTTTTTGATGACGGTAAATCATTGATTCTGGTACTTTAATTCTCCGTTATAGCTATACTAAGTATCTATCAAGTACCTTTACTGCCAATCAGCCACCAATTTTCGCCATCGGATTGTAAGGTTCTAGATGAATAATTCATCTTCACATGCATTTTATCGCTAATATCGATTAAGCTATCCTCACTCGCGATAGTAAGATTATTAGAGGTTATTTTGTATCTATTAGAGTCGGCTTTTTTGATAATGATAACTCGACCAGTGTTATTGGTGGCCGCGGGTACTTTAACTGTTATCTTATTTTTCTCAGTGTTGCATAAAATTGTATAATCATTTGGTTTAACTTCATATGTTTGCTCGGTAGTTTTTGTTATATTATGGGTCACAGAGCCGCGGCAGATCAGGGCGCCTTCAACATAGGCAGTATCTGCCCGAACCTTCCCTTCAACATTAAAGAGGTTGGAGACCGAATCAAAAGTTAATTTCGGAGATGAAGCAAATTCTGAATCTCCTTTAAACTGTATCTGGGTCTTGGTGCCGGCTGCGTGGGGTACCCTTGACGATATATAATTCTGGTACAGGTTAGCGAGAGTGGTGCCGTTGGTAGTACCCATCGAGGCATCACTCACGATTAAAACATCGTGATCTGCCAGGTTCTGTCCCATTGAATTGATCAATTTTGTCTTTGCTGGATCGATTACTATTTTCTTGTCTTTATAACAAAGACCAGAGTTAATACCGATAGAAACTTCAACTTGGTTTTCATCGCAGATTAAACCGTTTCCAATATTTAACTGTAATTGTCCGCGGATATCTTGGAGACCTGGGCCGTGCTTGATAAAACATGCGGGTATTGGGGCGCTGAATTTATCCGGGGGTATATTTGTGGTAGCGGACGCGTCGCCTTCGAGGACCATAGATTTGATCGTGTGGACGCGCAATGCTTGTCCGTCAAAAGTAAAATTATGATGGGAGCGCGCGCCAGTTTCTTTATCGCATATCAAGATGCTATTTTCAGCACCACCTTTTATACTGGTGATAGCAACATCTTTTACTGTAGCACAAGCGCTTTGTGCATCCGTATCGTAAAAGACACTAGCGCTTATGGTATTTTTAAAGATTTTGACTCCATCAATTTCTTGATCAGCATGCTGGTCGACTGAACCTTCTACAATGCCTTTGAGTATATTATATGCCATAGTTGCTCCTAACACTCTAAATAGTTTTTCACATTTAAATAGTATAAAAAAAAGGATGCCCCCCAAAGGAGGGCACCCAAAGCATTCCAACAATGTTGGAAAAACTTATATTAGACCAGGAACCACGAAGAGGTTACTGCGTAAACCATCGAAACAGCACCACGACTAGATTCAAGAACAATAGAGTTCAATCCATCAATTGTGTGGTTACTCTGACGAGTTAACGTAGCAACTCCTCCGGCGCCGTTCTTAAGGTGAACAACATCACCAACGCTAGCGTCGATTGGAAGCTTGTAACTACCGCCGGCAGCACCAGTGAGATAGTTATAACCTTCAGCAAGCGTTCCCAAATCAGAGATCGGGGTCACTGTTCCACCTTGAGTAGAAAGAACACCATTAGTGGCAGTCAGACCTCCTCCTGCAATAGCAGCAGCATAGTCAAGAAAGCTTTCTTTAGCAAGTGTACCATCAGAGTTCAAGAAGAGCATTTGCTCTGTCGCGACGGCGGCGACGCCGGCAAGGATGTTTGAACCAGAGATCTCAACAGAGTCACCAAGGATAACAAGACCACCGTTGGATCCGAGGCTGACAGCAAACTGATCGCTTGTCTCAACCAGTCCTGCACCAGCAAGTGCTGCAACAACATTGCCAACAGCTTGCTTCTTCACGAGCTTAGAGTCATTATCCAGGAAGTAGAAGCTATCTGCAGCAACTGCGATCGTATCATTAGCAACACCGTCAAACCGGACTGTACCACCAGCAGATAATGCGCCAGAGCCAGAAATTGATGTGGCACCAGATATTGCGCCGGCTTCGGTGATTCCACCAGAGTTGACATCAAGAGATTTAACGATAGTATCACCATCGGCATCAACTTGGAAACCAGAGTTACCTGCTTTCAATTGACCAAGGAATGAACCATCACCAGAACCGGAAACATTGGCGAACTTGACTGCATTGCGACTAGAATCAATAACGCTCTGTCCACCAATTGAAAGTGAAGCAAGAGTACCAATACCAGTGCTAGCAATTTGAGCAGCACCGTTAATACCTAAGCTAAGAACGCTAGAAGCGGCCGAAGCAGACAGTGCAGCGACAACTGCGTTTCCACCAAGAGTCAGGGCTCCGTCTGCAGCAAAACTAGGACCGGTAATGGTACCTGAACCAGAGTACGCCGCTACATTTTGAATTGCTCGACCCGGAGTAATTGTCGATACGTTATTGACCAAGAGACCTTGAGTCGTATCGATACTACCTAAGAAGTTAAGTTCATTACCGAGTGTACCAGCGCTAGCAAGATTAGCAAGTGTGTCGATTGCCGTTTCGATTGTAGTCTCAGTTGTTGAATCTAAAGAAGCAATGTTCTGAAGCTGTTTAGACGCGTTGATAACCGACACTCCGCCGATTTCGTAAGAACCCGCATCGACTTCACCGTCGGTGTCGATTGAAGCGAATGCAGCTTGACCAGAACCGGATACAACACCGTTCCCCAAGAGCGAGACTCTCTCTACACCCCCGTGATTACGTACTTTAACGTCACCCGCGTCACGTGTAAGTGAACCACTGACAATAGAATCACCTATTTGAAATTTATAAGCCATATTTAAAACCCTCCATGTTATAGTTTTTATATGTACGAACTAGTTTGCACCAGCCCGCAACGATCGAGGCCATTCGACCTCCATCGCTCTTTAATTAGTGCTCAGAATGACATAAATTTTTAGAAAATAAAGTATTTGCTCACGCCGTCACAATAAAGCTGCACAGACGCGTTAGACGATTCTAAAACTAATGAATTTTGACCATCGATTGTTTGTGATCCAGAAGCTCTAATTATCACATTATTGGAGTTAAGGTTCCCATTTTCATCTTTCACCACCAACATTTGTCCGCTGGCCAGATTGGCTGCAGCAAGCAACCTTATTTCAAATGACCCCCCTGAAGAGTTTAACCCAATGAAATAATCGTTTACGGAGGCTGTTACTGTGGAACTAATGAGTCTCCTGTTTAACTTAAGTCCTCCATTTATTTTTAGTACGCTTCCAGAGAATACTAAGTCCGCAGAGCCGCTTAAACCTCCGGATCCCGTCTGAAACTGTAGTGAACCAGTTGGGCCAAATGCTGGCGACCCTCCGCCGCTGCCGCTAATCCCTGTAAGTTTCGATCCGTTTCCATAAAAATACGAAGCTGAAATATTTAGACTTGCTGATACCTGTCCGGTAATCGCTAATGCGCTTCCGTTAAACATCAGGTTGCTCTCGCAGAATAACTGGTTTGCATCGCCGTCTACGTTTGTAAGAATTGCATTGTTAGTAGCATTCGAAACGCGGGGAATGTTAATGATGCTAGCGCCGTCTGAAGTACTCAGATTACCAGATAAAATGGAATTCTCATGAAGTGTTAGATCTTGAGTGACCAGTCTGTCCGGCAGGACCACTGTTCCCGATAAATTATTATATGCCATCCGCGGTGCCTCCTATATTAATTAGAAGACAAACCAGTTGGTCCCATTAGAATATAAACTAATTGCTGGATTTGAACCAGTTAGTGAATAATGTCGGGCGCCATCGATTAAAATGGATGCGAGGGCACCGGTGACTGTAATGTTAGTTCCGTTAATGTGTCCCACCTCATCTTTGACTAAGAGTAGTGCGCCGGCTTTATACGTGGCGGCAGAGGGAATTTGTATTGAGACACTACCCGTTGAGCGCACTCCAATAATATAACTGGGTGCACTGGCAGTGTACATCGCGATTGAGGCGGCGGCGCCGTAATTAACTGGAACATACTCGTATAAGACATTTAAGCCTCGGATATGTATCGCCTGAGTACTTGTGCTGGCGCTAAGAATCGTAATTGGAGACCCAGGGCCAACAGTTGTAATAACAAGGCTACCTGTTCTCATGTGGGTGTCGTCGTTTGTATTACCAAAGAAAGTCGAACCTGTTGCGTCGATAATTGCGATGTTCTCGTAGACGAATACACTGGCGCTTATTGTGCCTGTGACGATAAGATTGCCAGAAAGTATCAGTGTGCTCTGCGGATGTCCGCCGAGAGCAGCAGTGTGGTATAATAGTTTAGCAGAACCGCTTGTCGCGGAGGTTCCTGTAAGAAATTGTACAGACCCAGTTGGTCCGGCGGCTTGACCGCCTCCACTCGTAGTACAATCTACATATGCCCATCCTGTTGCCATGAGTGACTCCTTAGAAAGTGCTGAATGCCAGCGTTACTGCACCACCGCTACCGGTAACAACAGAGATCCAATCGGCACCATATATTTCTACTACTCTGTGGCTGTTTGCCCCGACGTGCACCTTTCCACCGCCGTGTACAGTAGAGCCAGTGTGGAAGCTTTGCCAGTATCCGCCGGCATAGGTATAAAGACAAACATCGGTGATAGTAGCGGAACCAGAAGTCATAATATGAGCATATCTCTGATTTTCTGTCTGGTATGCGCCGAGATTGGCGCGGAGCGATCCGGTTCCCTCGGCGGAAAGGACTGCGTTTAAGCCCGCTAAGCCGGAGGCGCCAGTTACATGTCTGTACCCAGTGGGGCGATTATCTACATTATCGGGTGCCTTGGGTCTGTTAGTCCGTCCCCATCTTGTTGGTATATATGGCATTTGAGTTTCTTCCTCTTAAAGTTTACTTTAATAAATAGTCAGCTATCGTTTCTATTACTTCGATTTTTTGAGCGCTGTTGTTTTAGCTCATCTCGGCGGCGCTGGCGTGCAGCGCGGATGCGTTTTTCTTTCTTTGCGACAGATGGTTTCTTGTAGTGCCTCCTGTCTTTGGCTTCTTCTACAATTCTCTCTTTCTTGACTTTCTTTATAAATTTGCGAATCATTATGCTTGTATTGTTTCGACACTCTCGCGCGGTGACCGAAACATTATATTTCTTTTTCATTGTCTCACTTCATTGCTTCCCATAGTTTTGATGCACCACCCATTAGCGAACTTATATCAACCCCGGAATCTTCAGGGTCTCCAAGATCTGGTCCGGAATGGGGTGGATTTGTTGTTCCTTGCGAAGTCATCGGTTCAGTACCTTCAAACAAGTTAACCCCATTGTAGGCGTCCTGATCAAGCGCGCCTAAAAGCTTTTTTCTATGCTCTTGCATCTTTTTCTTAGCTTCCGAATTGCTTCTCAACCTTTGTACCGGGGGATCTTGTGTGCGGACAGGTGCAGATTCAACCATTAGACTGCCCTGCATACCTTTCGCTACCTCAGAAACTACATTTGATAGTAGCCCCTCTTCAATTAAAACTTCAAGGATACATTCCTTTACAAGCGGCTTAATCAATTGTTTTAAATCATTTTTTTTCATTATTCACTTTTTTTACTTTGCCTTCTTTGGTAATTTTAAATGTTTTTATAGTCCCTTCGCGGGCATGGAACGCACTAGAGGAACCTGCAGGGCGGGTGGATCTCCGGGCGCGCATTCTATCGAGTGCTGCTCCGCCGGTGCGTCTTGCTTGTTCTGGTTCTGGTTCTGGTTCGGGAGCAGGCTCATCAGTACGGCGGCTGGCGGCGGTGTTGGCTGCCTTGTCGGCGCCAAAATCAGTTCCGGCTGCCAATGCCTTGGCTGCAGCTTTAGTAGCAAGGTCGGTTACCGAGCCGACAAAAGCTGCGACATTCTGTTTATAATTATCGACGCGCTCTTGGGGGTTTTTTTCTAATTGATTTGTATAGCTTTTCTCATATTGTGCCTTCGCTTTCGGATCCTTAATAGTGCTAGAAACTTCTGCTGCTGCATCAAATAATGAATCTGCATTCGCTTTCTGGATCAGTGCTTTCGTCAGGGCTCGTGCGATCTTGCTAGCAATAATTGGTGGCTTGCCGCCGGCAGATCTTAGGTAACGCTGCATTCCCCCAGAAGCTCGTTTCTGTCCCTTTTTAGCCGATTGCTGGCGGCGTGTGAGTGGCTCGCGTACGGCGTCTGATGCGCCGTAAGCTTCAACTAACATTTCTTGAAGGAATTCATCCATGTCAATTCCTTCCGCGATATCAATGTTGGGATTTTTTGTCATCGTAACAAGTGCGGGGAAAAATTCTTTATTAAACAGTTGCTGAAGGTTGCGAGATGCAGTGTCTTTAGCAGCAGCACCAACCATCACAGCATCTTTAATGATTTGCAGTAATTGCCCATTGACCAAAAAATTCATTGTTGCAAATTCAGTACCAGAAATTGTCATGTAATCGGGACCGGCTGCTTTGGACGCGGGTTTTGGTGTTGGTGTTGGATCGGGAGTGCTAGCGGGAGCGGGATCAAGGACCTGTCCCGCGGGATCAGGCTCAAGGACCTGTCCCGGTTCGGGCGCTTGGCGCTTAAACTTTCCTTTGGTACCTTTCTTCAAGAAATCTCTCCAGCCCTCCTGCAAAATTTCCTGCTCCGGGAAGCTGCTATATGTACTTTTATCCTTGCTCATTTTCTAATACCTCATTTAATAATCGATTGATTCGATCGGCTTTTGTAAATACTTTGTTTTGATAATCTTTTGCTTCTTTCATCATGAAGGCGCCAGGAGTTGATGGTTCCGAAACCATGTCAAAACAAATCAACTGAAAGTCATCTTCGACGGTTGTTTGTCCAGCACTCTCTGATACAGATCCCATTCCACGAGATGAAATACCAACATTAACATTTGCCTTTACGAGTTCTTGTAGCACTTTGCCAGAAGGAGTATCAAGGACACGAATCTTACCTTTAACGTCTTTTCCTTCCATCCAGATAGCTGTCACCATATGTGACGCTTTCGTAAGGTTGATCACCGAATCCTCTGGGTGATCCAATTCTCCGAGCGCGCGGCGCTCTTTTACTAACTTAGAGTAATTCTTTACTTCTCTCGTCAAGACTTCCATAGGGTAGACTCGGCCGTTGCCATTTTGAGTGTCTGCCTTCTGCATGATCCCTGAAAGTATCATTCCGCCGTCCGAGACGAAACGCTTCTCAGCTTCCGTTAAAAGATCTTGGCAAACGCCGCCTTCGCATAATTCATAATATTCTCTAAGTAGTTTCTGACCCATCGTCATGAACCCTTACAGCAGCGTCTAACTGGTTGTAGCATCCATTTATTTGTCCAAATATCGTGATTCATTCTTCTTCTCCAAATATGTCTTGAACATTATAGTTCTTCTTTAACTGAATTCCGTCATCGCCGAAAACCATGTTAAGTATATATGATGTTCCAGAAGATAACGAACCCAAAAGGAAGTAATTAGCTATAGAAACGTCAAAATTAAATAGTTCTGTGAACGGAGAAAGTAACATTAAAAACCAACCTACATGAAACCCCATGCACATTGGACAGTGAAAAACTTTACCGTATCCCCTTATAGCCTCTTTAGATGGACGCAAGCTTCTTAGTAGTGGCATATCGCTGTATACTATGATTTGTGTTAGTCCGTAGGCGCAAAGTATGAATGTTAAGAGTTCCATTTTATTTCCTAATGTCTGGTTGATCTAGATCGGGGTGGGCGCCGGTAGTCGACTGCAGAGCCGACTCTAATTCTTTGTTAAGATTCGGCAGCGGGTCATCTGGGTTTGCACTCTTAGCGTGAACCATGACCCCCTTAGCCCATTTCCTTAGTAATTCTTTATCGATTAAATTCTCATATTCATCTTCAATACCCAACTCTCCATAACCAGGAACGTTTGTAGTCAGGGAATCGTCCATGCCCATTAGATCATCCACTATAAACGCACCAATCGCGCCGGCGCGTTGTTTTGTTTGCTGAGCTAACCACTCTGCTGCATCATCAGAACCTTGCTCAAGCTTATTTTGTATTTCATCTGGGATAAAATCCAGCATGTCTTCCAAGCCGGCTACTGCGTCTATCGTTCCCTTAGCTACACTGGTTATTGCTTTAAAGCCAAAGCGTGCTAGAGCCTTACCTAGTCTTGGCCACTTGGTGGCGGCTGTATTAAACATAATATTCTGAGCGAGTTCGCCCCAGGTGTTCGGGTTTTCAGTATATACTGGTGTTTGTTTTTCACTTATAAACCCGTTCCAGTTTTCCATTATGATTTTCATGTCTGACATAATTGTATCTTAAATCGTGTAAGAATAGGTAAGTGAATATGTATCTCTAATTGTGCCCTTACGGATGGAACCCTGCTCGGTAGACTGCGGCACCTCGCCAAGCTCAGTAGAGTCTTCCTTGTCTGGGTGCACTAACAGTTCATCGTCCATTGCAACGATTGCCTCAAGCGATTCAAAGTATGGGCGTTCTTCTTCAATAAAAGAATTCAAATTAACAAGAGCTAGTTTGGCTGAATCTACACTTTCCTTAAACGGTTTCTGTAATTGAGCTTCCATGGCGCCGCAAAAGGCGCCGGCTTGAACTGATTCAAATACTACGATACCTTTCTTTTGGAGAAACGCAAACAATCTATTTTGAGCACCGTATACCAAATCGCTTAACGACTCTTTGGGAAACGCAGTAATTTTATTTCCACTAGTCGATAAGACAATGTCGATGTCACCGTGATCAAAGATCATAAGATCTCCATTGACAGACTTTCGTATATCCATTTCAAGGCGAATGGTCTCTTTCCGGTCTTCTTTCCCAATACTAATCGTTACTGACATCTTTAGTAAGCTCCTTGGCAAGTTCTTGGGTCTTAAGAACTGTAATTAATAACTCATCGCTTATTTGTGCAGTGACAAAGCCTTCGAGCATATTTATCACTTTAACTGCTTTTTCTGACATCTCTTTGTCTTCTGACACCTCTGATAGGGTCAGTCCATGGTTAACCGAGATCTTGAGCCTGTTGATTTCTTCGTTTAAAAAACTCTTAAGCGCCAACGAATTATCAGCAAATGAAGAAATGTAGAGACCTAATAAATTTTTCTGATCTTCAGAAAGTGTGCTATTGTATTTTTCGTTAAACTTTTTAACGAAAGAGGTTAGAGCTAAATTATCAATTGGTTCCATTTCTGTTTGAGAAATATTAGCAGCTACCATATCTTTAATAAGTTGATTTTCTAGAATAACAATATTCTTTGGCGTTGTCTCTTGCGAAAATATTTGATAGATAGAGGCTAGGGTCTTATAGTTTGGCACAAAGTTATTAAACACTTGCGGGGAAAGCTCTTTATTTACATCGTCGATTAGATCACTGTGACTAACAAATAACCCGTGGGTGTCTAATAGCCGGCTAGATAATTTAGCTTCTCTAATTATCTTTTCTGATGTACGTTCGTCGAAGTTGTTGTTTTCATATAACGAGCGATAACACTCTAAGTTTTTCTTTAAAGCAGAATTTGGTTTAAAGTGTTTCTTAATTATTGCTATAGCCTTTTCTTTTGTTTCCGCATCCTTCTTGATAACAGCAACAGTTATTTCTCTAACAAGAGCCTCATATACAAAAGCTGTATTTCTTTTTTTATTATGTTTAATCTTCATCTTTCTGCTCCGTCCTATCCTCTTTGTTGTTCTCAAGACCTTCCAATAAAACTTTAATAGAACTGTGGACGGTGAATAGTTTTTCTTCTTCGACTTGCTCTCTCAAATTGTAAATAGACACGTCTTGTTCATAAATGCCTTTTGAGATACTTGGAATGCTAGTGATCTCTGAACCAGGGAATACATTACGGATCGTATTGCTACTTTTCTCAGCATCTCTCTTTCCTGCATAACTGCGAGTTCTAGGACCAGCGTCTTTTCTTCGATCGTTCTTGACAGGCTTGTATGCTTTCCCTTTAGATCTGGGAGTAAGCCGTGGCGCGGTTCGGGATCCCGGGGGAACGGCTAATAGCGGAGATTCATCTCCACCGCCGGCATCGCCGGCTGGCATTTCCTCTGGTCCTCCACCCAAGTCACCACCTTCTGCGCCGAGATCTCCACCAAGATCGCCGCCTAAGTCACCGCCTAAGTCACCGCCTAGGTCACCGCCTAGGTCACCGCCCATTCCGCCGCCGGATTCGCCGGCTGCAGCTGCTTCGGCAACTGCTTGAAGGGATGCGTCTTGTTTACGATCGTAATACATTTCTCTTTGGTTGCGCACAAAGTCTTCATGAGACATTGCAAAAATGTGTTCCGAGACCCAACGTCTTGAAAAGAAACCCTCTGTCGCTGAGCCGGCAATATCGAACTTCTGTTTCCAATGTTCAAGCTCTTGAAGCTCAGCAATCTTCGAGGGATTGTTTAACGCCAGCTCAAACGCAAGCAAATCGTCGCCGCGAAAACCGAGAGTGTAAAGATGAATAATTCCAACTTTAGTTAGCTCTGCAATGATCACGCGCTGGAGTCTCTGGATTGTCCTAGCGAATCTAATATCTTTCTGAGCTAACGTCGTCTTATCTTCGGCGGCGCCGTCACCCATCGCAAGATATGCTTGGGGAACTTTTAATGCTGAGAAGAGTTTATCACGGAGATATTTGATATCATCGATCTGTGTAGTGTTTGTACCGCCGGCGAGATTAGTAATTTCGGTTGCTGATCCCGGGCGAACGGGGATAAAGTAGTCTTCTTCGATTGACATCGGGTTGTAACGTAGATCAATACGTCCGGATTCAGCATCGACAACGGAATGTCTCTTCAATTGCGTCACTATCTTCTCCATAAATTGCTCAACTTCGTTGGGCGGGACTGCGCCAACGTCGATCTTAAATACTCGACGTTCCGAGGATCGTACAACGCGGTAGGCCATCATCGCATCTTCCATAAGCGTTAGCTGGCGCCAAATGCGGCGGGCTGGTTCAAGGATTGAAGTTCCATATGGGGCATATTTGTCGTTGCCAAGAATGCGAAAATGGGAGATTTGCCAATTCTCAAAAGTCATACCGGCGGAGTTCCACTGGTATTGTACATAATTTGGATTTGTGGCATCCATGCCTTCCAGTCTCTCAATCTCTTGTGAGGGTAACGCGATGCAGGAGGTTACTCCGAACTTATCATCGATGTCTAAATATAAGAAGAAGTCTCCATATTTACACATGGTGCGAGCCCAGCCGAATAAATTATATTCAAGATTTAGAATGTTAGAATATAGAATTTTGAGGACCGAGCGGATCTCTTCGTTCGGGCATTTAATGTTTAGCATCGGACGCAAAGCGGAATAGGTTGTCATCTCATCTGCGTAGATGTCCATTGTCGAAGCAATCTCTGGCATGTATTCCATCTGATCGAAGTCAATGTATCGTTCGCTGCGGCGCTGGTTGCCAATTGCGTTTGCCGCGATAGTATCGAGAGGATTGTATTGAGATTTC